GTACAGCATTGACCTTTTGCAGGATACGAGTGTCTTGCGTCTGACGTAGGGCCAAATCTTGACGGCTCGTTGTTTTTGTGTCTTTGTCACGGCCACTTCCATCTACCATCACATACCTGCCAGTCTTGATTCAATATGATTCCAATCAATGATATCCCAAATTTTATGAAAGTATTCACGCTTGTCCCAGAGATAGTCTGGGTTCCAAGCGTGTTCCCACCAATCAATTAACAAAACAATATCATTGTGAATTGCGTGATTGGCAATAGTTTTTATTGCACCTTTGGTGTTAAGATAGATCCATCCAGATCCTTCAATACGCATTGCCTCTTCCAGCATTTCATCTTTTAATACTGATAGCTTTTTGTAAGGTTTGATCAACAGCATAAAAGCTGTGCCTGGTTCTGTTGTATTGTCTGGATCAGTAAACTGTGTAAAGAATATATCGTGTAAGAAAGCTCCAGCACGATTAAATTCACGATCACCTTCGTGTGCGTTATAACGATCTACATAACCTTTGTATAAATGTCCATAATGATAGTCAATGTTGGTTTCACTTAACACAGGTTCCAATGCATCACGCTTGTAAGGCAATGGCGTTTGTGTGATAGTTTTTTGTTTTACAGATTCTAATGGCATTATAGGCCCCATGGATTGTCAAGCGCCTGTGCAGCATCTCCACCAATCACAAAGTCACGATCAATCCAGGTTTCCCATTGTGTCTTGTTGCCCACTTTCATCTTTGACATGAAGTTTTTCAATCTTGTGCCAATTGCGGTAATGCGTCCCGTGGCATACTGAATAATCTGTTCGCCTTGGCGTGGATCAACCCATACATATTTTTCTGGCACGTCTTTGCCATACTTGTTGACACGCTGGCCTATGGCACGTTGCGCAATAGGACCCATGATTTCATAAGTGATAGTGGTATCCATGTACTTGCGGAACATGACATGACATTTTTGTCCAGCGGCTGCCCATTCTTTGTCAGGATGTGGAAATATGTTGCATTGAAATTGCGTCACAGGAATCTGTCCACGTATTTCTTCAGGCTGTGGTGGAGTTGCACGTAAGGGTTCCAAGGGCACAATATCATTTTTGTCCACATAGGGATTTTCATTGCCCAGCACAGCAGCAGGTGGCATTTTGCCATTCAAGGTGTCTAAGGCAATTTGATACTTGACCTTGTTTGAGCGTCCTTTGAGATTTAACACTACACCTGTTTGATCAAATACAAACTTTTGTAGTTCGCCTGCTGTGGGAAAGTCACTCATGAGACCTTCTAAGTCAAAGCCTAGGTCTTGTGGTTCTTGTTTGTCCGCTGCGAATGCAGGTTGGAGAGGTTGTGTTTCACGTTTCATTTCAGTTCCTTAAAATTAAATATGTGGCTGTTAGGTACAGCCACTGGACCTTTACTACGGATTAATCTTTGTACTTGTTCTTGCGTGCTGCAAAACGACGTACTTGACTATTAGAGTCAATGGCACCTGAACCTGCGACTTCATGTTCGCCTGGATTGGCTTCTAGTTCCGCGGCACGATGACCAAATGCACGTTCAATCATATCTGCTAGTGGAGCACGTTCTGCTTTGGCATCCAAGAAGCGGCCACGCTTGGCCTTGTGTGCGCCTTCCATACCCACGCGTGGTCCTTGTGCTACATTGACATTGTCACGTGCATGTGGGTTACGACTAAAACGTGTACGCTCATCAGCGGTATCTCTACGGTCAGATTCAGCTTCTTTTAAAATACGTACTTTACCTGTGTATTCTTTCATTTTTGTTTGCCTTATTTCTTATGGTGAAACGACTTTAAGGTCTCTGCAAGGTGAGCACGACGAGCTTCAACGCCACCCTTACGCTCTGCGGCCTTAAGCTTCTTCTCTGGAATCTTCTCTCCAGCTGGAACGTGTAGTTCTTTGTGTAGGATACCAGGATGCTTGACGGCGCCCGCGATCCATTGTTTGCCTTTGGTGATCATATGAGTTCCTTATGCTACTGGTGTAATATGTACTGTAGCTGTACCTGTAACAGCATTGGCCGCTACTGTGATATTGCTGTCAAATGTACCTGGCACGCCAACTTGAATAATCTTACTAGAGTTATTCTGAACGGTAACGCCAGATTGTGCGGCACCTGCTGAAGGTACTGTGGCTGTTACTGTGCCAGCTGTTAATGACCAGTTGACAAACACATCATTAGTAGTGTCTAAATTTTCAACAAGAATACTGGCAATGTTGTTAGAACCAGCGGTAACATAAGTCTGTGCTGACGTTGTAGAGGCCGCTATGGCAAAGGTTGGTCCCAATGGAAAAACGTTTGTGCTTGTACTTAATGACATTATTTGATAGCCTTTGTAATGTAGATCTTGTCAGGATTGGCCACATGTGGTACCTTGTTGTAACCAGATTCAATGGGATGACCTTGTGCGGCAGTAGCGATACTATAACGTTCAGGATCCTTTGTTGCGCTTGGACCAATAGACTCCATACGGTCTGCGTGGCAATCTGATTCATTGCCCTTGAACGTTTTGTGACCATAATTCTCTTTGGCTACAAGGCCTGAATGGTTACCTGCATAGCGATGTGTTTTTTCACTACGGTTAACGCCGTCGCCCATTTGGCCGTTGAATGCAAAGTCTGCACCATCGCCTGTTTGTACACGGCTCTTGCTGTGACTTGTGCCTTCATTTGGTTTCATTGTGTTCGTGGCCTTGCGACCTAGTGTTGTATTTTTCATATTACATCATACCCTTCATTTTGCGTACTGCATGGTGATCGTCTTCATGAGCACGACCGTCTGTGTGTTTGATATTTTTAGGATGACTATGGCGAGTCTGCATGGCAGGATGGCTCAAGTCATCACATTCTGTACAGGCTGTGTCTGCTGCGGCTTCATGTGCTTCTGCCATGCGTGCTCCCGCAACACGTGTAGGGCCAGGACGGCTACGTTCAGCACGTTCTTGCTCACTACCTTGTTTCATTACCATACTAGTTGGGTTAAGGTTGTACGTACCTTTTAACGGTTTAGCGGTCATTATAGCTTGTGTCCTTTTTCTGTTGCATCTTCTGCACTCTCAGGTGCATGTTGACTTTTGTGTGCTGCGGTGCTCATGCCCATGATGGTAGTTGGGCGTACTTCATCTGTGACCACATGAGCATGATAATGATCACTACGTTTGCTACTATGATCAGAGTGATGTGGATGCTTCTTAGCTTCACGTTTGGTAGCATAAGCAATAGCAACTGACTGTGCTTCAGGCTTGCCAGCGGCACGTTCTTTAGCAATGTTCTCGCCAAACGCTTTCTTACTCGCTGAATGAATTAGTGGCATTTTGTGGGCCTCTTTCTAAATAATCATCTATAACTTCTTTATAACGCTCTACCCATCCCAAACGAGTATTACATTGTTGGCAAAGTATCCCTCTATAGGTTCCTGGTATCTTATGATCAATAACCATCTTCTTTGCCTTTGCTCCACATATTTCACAACCATATGTAGAACGTAAATAATCTGCTTCTGCTATTGTTAAACCATAAAACCTTTTTAAGTCAGACTTCTTTTGGTTTAATCTTTTCTGTGGGCTCAATGTCCCATTATTCCTTGCCATAACAATCAATCTATAAGTTTATTTAGCTGATGTTTAACCATTGGCCAGGCCTGGAAACGATCGTACTCGTGGCGCGGCTTGCGTAGGGTTCAAGCGTTCTATGGCACGGTCACCAAATTGTCCTGTCGCCGTCTTGCCCACCACTACCTCATGATAGTGGCGACTGGCCTCTGCACGGTGTTTAGAATGTGGTGCATAATCATCTATACTGTGCCTAGCCTGGCCACGGTTTCTCTCCACAGGCTCAGGAGACTCTACGAAACTCGTACCAGATTTGGGATTGGCTGTGCTGGTGCCTGAGGGCTTGTGCGTTGTGGCTTGTGTCTCTCTCAATGGTTTCGTTTGCATAGTCATAGTTACGGTCCTGGCGCCACAGGCGCAATGTTGCCAGGTATTTGATTACTCTGTGCAACTGGACTTGTAGGAGCCACAGCACCTGACGCAAACGTGCTCTGACCTTGCACAGGATTCAAACTCCCATTTTGTGGTGTTTGTGGTTGTACGGGATTGGGTTGCCCAAATGCATTACCAAATTGGCCTATGGTGTTTTGGGTGGGCGTAGGCACCATACCTTGTTGGCTCACAGCGCCTGACACATTGGCTTCGCCTAGGCCTGGATTGGCTCCTGTTAGTTTACCTTGGCTCATGAGGGCCGCTCCTGGGTATTCAAAGCTAGGAGGGCTTGAGCAAAAGCTTCAGCCTTGGCAGCGGCCGTGTCTTCTGATTCTGTGACTTCTACTGCTGTGCGATCTGAGACCACCTTACCAAGGATCATGCGTTCATATTCTAGTCTAGTCTTATGATCACCATTATGCACAGCGTCTACATAGCCTTCTGCCAGCATGACTTCAAAAGGTTTACCTGATTCCTGTTCAATGGCTTCTACCAAGGTTCTGGCGGTTATGAGAGCCGTAGAGCCCTTGGGTCTGCCTGCACCAGGTCTTGCACCGCCACGTGAAGGTGCTTTGATCTTGTAACGGCCTTGGCTTAAAGCGTCTGCGGAGGCGTTGATGATGGCGTTGGTTGTTGTCATATAATTTATTTAGCGTGTGAGGCAAACTGAATCCATTTCCGTGAGCGGTAGGCGGCCTACTGATCTTGCGGTTCTAATTCCTTGGCCAAAAGTTCTAATTCTTTAGCAGCACGTAGAATACGCTGTGCATCCCTAACTCTATAGCGTGGTCTAACGTAAAGCAAATTAACCACTTTGGCCTGTGCTCTTACTACGAGTTCTATGTCTTGTTCAAGAGCGGCCTGTGTCATTCTGCGGCCTCTTATCTTAAACCAAGTTGTTGACGGCAATCATATATGATTGAGTTTTCTGCTTGTAATTGCATCATTATTTGATCGCATTTAACATCATCAAACTTTGCACGAGCACGTTCAATACGCTTAACAAGTGTTTCACGACGTTTAATGGCCAAATTCATAATATGTTTGTAATTCATTTCAATAACTCCTTTTGTTTAACTATACAACTATTATACATTAATGGGATTTTATGGTCTGTGGCTTTTAGACAACGTTGTTTTTACGCAACACGCAGCCAAAAAGAAAGGCCAACACCATGTTGACCTTTCCGCCCCTGATTGTAACCAAACCGTTTTATGTGTTTGCAGGGGTTACAGCCTAATCCGTCTTATTATACATG